GGCGACTTAAGATCGCCTGTGCTATGCACGCGCGGGTTCGAACCCCGCTCTCAGCATATCGCACTCATAGCTCAGTGGTAGAGCGCAAGCTTAGTAAGCTTGAGGTCAGGGGTTCGAAACCCCTTGAGTGCATTTTTAAACATGAGACCCATGTTTAAAAATGTAAATACTTAAGGATTATACACATATAATATGAATGGAATTCATATATGAATGTGATGATGTACTCCCAGTTGATTTTTGTAATCGTGTTATAGATAAGTTTGAAAAAAGTGATTTGAAATTTAAAGGAGTGTTCAGGTGGGCTGATAATGGTCTCACAAGTGACCTAAAACAAAGTACAGATTTAAGAATTTATGACGAACCTGAATGGGTAGAGGAAGAAAAGTATTTTGATGATATGATACGAAAAGCTATGAAAAAGTATGAAACTTTTCTATTAAAAATGGATGTTGATGACCAAGTAAAGAAATCGATGTCTCAACTATTAATGAATAGTCATATACACCCTCCACAAATTCAAAGAACTGAACCTGGTCAGTACTATAAATGGCATCATGATCAAATATACCCTCCAACTGGGGCGTGTATCACTTATATAATTTACTTAAACGACGTTGAAAAGGGTTCAGGTGGAACTACTGAATTTTCTTGTGGAAAAATTATACAACCCAAGGCTGGAAAAATTGTATTTTTTCCTTGTACATGGACTTACTATCATCATGGAAAAACTCTTGAAAAAGGTGTTAAATATATTGCAACATCTGGATTATTTATAGAACCTATAAGAAAACTGTCCATGTCTCGACGAGAAGTGGAGGAGCGGAAATATCCATTTATAATTTCGTATAAATGATATAAAAAGAATATTGTCTAATCACAAAATGAATAAGGACCGTCGTGCTGTCGTTATTCATGATGTGGCGTCTTTACTGTTTCTCGCACCATTCTCAGCATTATGTGTGGCTGATGTATTTTTTAGCTATAAAGTGTACCCCATGTTTATAACACATGCTCTCACTACGTATATGTCGTATGATCTCATGTGGATAATTCTTCAGCCTAAAGTTATACACACTCTTAGATATTTAATCATACTTCATCATTTGGTGTGTCTTCTAGCTCTTCTTAGACCTCTTATGCACCCCGAAGAGGCTTTTATAATTAGTTTCGCAGGTCTAGTTGAAATTGATACATCTTTATTAATCATTCGAAGACTTACTCCTAGAGATAGTTATTTTTACCCAATGATAGACCAGATGTACCATGCATCTAATGTAATCATTCGAGCTGGTTATGAGACCTGTATGACACTGTTACTATGGGTATTATATGCACGTGAGAGTATGTATACGAAATTACACGTTCTTGGATGTCAGTATTTCATAAATATTTTCAGTTGTGGTATTTGTGCACTCACTTTTTCGAAGAGGAACCCCGCTTTGAAGGAAGTTTAGGTATTATCATTGCAATAGGCCCAACCTGTTTCGCCATATTCTGGGTAAGGAGTACCAACGGATTCACAACAAGCAAATTTATCTGAGCCGGCACCTGCGGCTGTCCAACACCCTGCAAAAGTGGGATACTGGCCGTCTATAACTTTCTCACGGAAGGACATATTAGCTTTTCGTACTCTTTCCGCTTCCGCTGCCGCGACGCGCTGTTCTTGTTCATATGCAGCTAACGCTGCATCACCTATAGATGATGAGCTAGGAGCCGCTGGGGCTGGAGTCGCCGGGGCTGGAGCCGCCGGGGCTGGAGTCGCCGGGGCTGGAGTTGGGGTTGGAGCCGCCGAGGGACCTACCGAGGGACCTGCCGAGGGACCTGCCGAGGGACCTGCCGAGGGACCTGCCGAGGGACCTGTAATTTCAGAGTCATCATTTTTCGTGCCACCAATCAATGTAGAAGCTAGACTGGAACTAATACAACACATACTGAGAAGTCCAACACCAGCTAACATTTGCATCACCATTGTATTATTATTATACTTTGAGATTTAATTTTAACATGCAAATTGGTTAGGTATTATCTAAACAGAACAGATAACCCTCACCGTCGGACGGCCGCGGCGACGGAAATGGGTTGCCCTCACAACATGTAAATCTACCCATGCTACCCCAATCACCCACAGAATCATCATGACATTCCCTAAAACTTTTATATTGACCGGCGGCGGCTTTCTGACTAGTGGTCATATTGGCCTTCTCCTCCTCCACCGCTGCGGCGGCGTCTCGGGATGGCTGAGCTGCCTCATATGCAGCTAACGCTGCATCACCTATATCTGATGAGCTGGGACCCGATGGAGTAGGAGTAGGAGTAGGAGTTGGAGTTGGAGTTGGAGTTGGTTCGGATGAGGGACCTGCCGAGGGACCTGCTGAGGGACCTGCCGAGGGACCTGCTGAAGGACCTATAATTTTAGAGTCATCTTCACGAGTAAATATGTATAACATAGATGATGATGAACAACATAACATCATAACTATAAAAAATATAATCCTTCGATCCATCTTTTATTATACTTTAAGATTTAATTCTAATATACGAGTAGTATGCAAATATTCGTGAAAACACTTACCGGAAAAACTATCACTCTTGAGGTTGAATCCTCCGACACTATCGATAACATTAAGGCTAAGATTCAAGATAAGGAAGGAATCCCTCCCGATCAGCAGCGACTCATCTTCGCCGGGAAGCAGCTAGAAGATGGACGCACCCTAGCTGATTACAATATCCAAAAGGAGTCTACTCTGCACCTAGTTCTCAGGCTCAGAGGTGGTGGGGACAAAGAATCCAAGCCCAAGCGTAAACCTAATGCATACATGAACTTTGTCAAGAAGATACGACCCGAGGTTGTGAAAGAGAACCCAGATCTCAGTTTCACTGACATTGGTAAGAGGTTGGGTGAGATGTGGAGAGCCCTTTCAGACGACGAAAAGAAAAATATGCAAAGTAAATGATTATGTATTATATACAATAAAGGGATTTTGTTTTACTCCCTTATGAACTTCATCCCAAACTATATTACCACTAATACTAATTCTTTCTTTATCACTTGTATAAAATGGATAAACCTGATGACATAAATCACTAGGAAAAACACAACAATATCCATTCATACTGGGTGACATTGGTATAGTATATTCGGATACAGATCTACAATTACCTTCAGAATACATAAAGCTAAAGTTACCTGTCGGTGACATGACGCCCTTACTCGGTCTTGTAAGATGTAATTTTTCCTCGTCTTCATAATCATAAGGAATATCCATCCATATTACAAAAGAGAACATACCATCATGGTTATGTGGAGGTTGAAACTCACATTTCTTTTGAAAGTTCACCCATAAACCATTTAAACGTGGTGCTAATTCTTTATTATTCCGAAGTAATTTTGAGTTTAGTTTTGCAATTACATCCATATTTTTTTTAAGTTCCCCGTTAATAAAATTAAACATCTTCGGATTATCCTTCTCATTAAATAATATATTCACTAAGTATTTAATAATTAAATTTTGTGGATCCTCAAGTTCGTACGCAGGGAATCCGTCACCCGGCTTGGATATTTTCTTTTCTTTTGCTACATCAATACAATCCCATAAGTAGTCAAACATTGATTGTGATAATTTAAAAACTTGTGCCATAGTGTCTTGATTTATATGAAGATCGGTTCTATCGGACATTGTATTATTAATACCACTAAACTTTAAATTAAAAAGCTTAAGTAAATGATTACGTATTGGATACAATAAAAGGAATTTGTTTTACTCCCTTATGAACTTCATCCCAAACTATATTACCACTAATACTAATTCTTTCTTTATCACTTGTATAAAATGGATAAACCTGATGACATAAATCACTGGGAAAAACACAACAATATCCATTCATTTCAGGTGATAGCATTATATTATAATCCAATACACTTCTAGAAGTAGATGTAGAATGCACAAAGCTAAAGTTACCTCCCGGTGGGCTTTTAGTATTCGATCTCGCAAAAGGTAATTTAGTCTCGTCTTTCCAATCATAAGGAATATCCATCCATATTACAAAAGATAATAGACCGGTATGGTTATGTACAGGTTGAAACTCACCTTTCTTTTGAAAGTTCACCCACAAACTATTTATTCGTGGTTTCCAATTACGTATATCAATCGGTAAGCTGACGTTGGGATTCGAGCGCGCCTTATCATTAAGTTCATTTTCGATAAAATTAGACATCTCCAGATTATCATCCCGATTAAGTAAGTTTTCAATAATCAAATTTTGTGGATCATCAAGTAGGTATGTTTGAGATATGCAACCGGCTAGTTTTTTTTTATGACATATCTTCTTCTTTTTTGCTACATCAATACATTCCCATAGATAGTCAATCATATCTTTTGGTAATTTGAACAGTTGTGCCATAGTGTCTCGATCTATATGAAGATCGGTTCTATCGGACATTGTGTTATTAATACCACTAAACTTTAAATTAAAAAGCTTAAGGGAAACACCTGAAAGATGAATAGATGCCTCTCGGGGTCAAGAAGCTTTCATTCGATGCTCGTTTGCCTACTCGTGGTTCTGATGGTGCTGTGGGATATGATTTATATAGCTCCGAAGATGCGACTGTACCGTGTCAAGCGGGGCGAGCTTTAGTGAGTACTGGTATTGCACTGTCTATCCCCGATGGTCTGTATGGGCGTGTAGCCCCTCGTTCTGGTCTAGCTGTAAAGCACTGCATCAATGTTGGTGCGGGTGTTATTGATCCCGATTATACCGGTGAAGTCAAGGTCGTCCTATTTAATCATGGTACGGAAGACTTTGAAATCAAGAAGGGTGATCGTATCGCTCAACTTATTTTGGAAAGGTGTGATACACCTATGATTAAGGAAATTGGTCTACTCGATGAGACACTCAGAGGTGACGGGGGTTTCGGATCTACAGGTCTTTGAAGATACTTTCTTGACAATACCATAAGTCCTCAGGTGTAGGTAAAAAAAGTATACCATGACTCATAGTCATAGATAATTTTGCTTTGTTTATGTTAGGGTAAGTATATAATATCCATCTTTCCCAGTATTCTGCTCGGAAGAAATCCTCCCAATCTTCTATAGAACTTTCTTTAACTTTCAACATTTCTCTCTGTATTTGACCCGAATCCGTTTCTATTCGCAGCTTCTTAGGAATGATAGCACCTTTCATAAGAAGTTGTGCACGCATTAGTCTTGCATCACCGTGATCTGTATAATATTGTCGATGATTATCACCGAAATCTATGGTTCTCCTACTTGGTAAGGTAACTCTCAATTTATGGGTAAATGTAGGACTGGGTTGTAAGACGACGTGCATTATAAATTAAAGATTAGAATATATAAAACGATATGTCACGCAATATCATAGATGTATATGATCGGTCTATATTTGAGATGAAAAATCTATTTACACCCGAAGAGTGTAAAGAATATATAGAGTATTACGAAAAGTGTCTCCCCAAATTTCAAGGTGGAACGGTTAATTCATTAGGTGAATTATCAGTGAATACTGATTTTAAAGATTCACTTGATGCACATATTTTTGGTGACGGTAGGGCGCCAAATCAACCCCCAACAGCACAGAGACTATGGAACTTGTACATGGATAAATTGAAAATATGTCATTCAGAATATATGAAACATATGGCACCTCTTGACCCTACGGAGCCGCATGGTCCTTTCATATTAAAAAATTACATGCTTAGAGGTCGCTCAACGACACCACAACTACAAAGAACCGATAAAGGTCGTAAGGGATTTAATTGGCATACAGATGCTTCTGGGTGTGGTCAGAAAGAGGCACGAAACCTTGCAGTGATTATATATTTAAATGATATAGATGAAGCAAATGGTGGTTCAACAGAGTTCAATTCTGGTAGAAAAGTACAACCTGAAATGGGTAAGGCTCTATTTTTTCCTGCGTCTCACTTACATATACATAGGGGTAATCCTATTTTGAATGGTCCTTCTAAATATATAATAACATGCTTCATAGAAGAATGGTCTAAAGACTCTTTCCAAACTGATGTTAGACACTTGAAAGGACTTGTGATCCAGAATCCATAATAGACTTAAAAAAATGGATGAAATAAGTACATATGAATGACGACTATATTGTAGAATATAGAAATGCATTTCCTCATGAGTTATGTGACGAGCTTATGAGTAAATGGCAACCTCCTAAATCTAATGATATGTTAGATTTTCATCCTACCACACCCGCGTCTATAATTGAAGAAATTAAGACAAATCGTGACTATAGATTAAATACTAGACAGCATAGGGAATTGAATCTTAGATACCACGAAACATTGCAGATCTGTAAAGATAAATACGCGAAGATAGCATGTGAGAGAAATGAGGATAGGATTGCTTATAACGGTGGTCCAAATCTAGCTGAAAGTATGATTTCAGAATCTATCCAAACAGATGTAATAGTCTCAAGAACTGATCCTGGTGAAATATATAATTGGCATACTGATTTTATAGGTTATGATACTCAACCGGCCCGACTACTGACATGTATATTGTATTTAAATGATATGGATGAGGATGCGGGTGGTTGTACAGAATTTTCAAATGGTAGGTCTGTTAGACCGGAGAAGGGTAAAGTTTTAATTTTTCCCGCAACCATTCATTATATACATAGAGGTACTAGAGTAAACAAAGGTTCTAAATATGTGATAACAACATTTTCCTCGTTTTATATGGGACCAAAATACCCATTTAAGATTAAATTTGATAAAGATTAATTATTAAAGATATAAGGATATAGGGTAACATGGATGACTTTATTATAGAAATTAAGAATGCATATCCCGATGAGTTATGTGATAAATTTTTACATGAATGGGTTACTCCTAAAGAACACCTCATGTCAAAATATCACCCCGAATTACCCATGGATATTCACTTAAAAATGAAATCAAGTCAGGATATACAATTTCAACTACATTCTGAAGGCAATATAGTACCCAACCCGCGCCATTTGCTATTGAATGATAAATATCAATATATAATGACAAACGTAAAAAGAAAATATACGGATATTCTGGTTGAAAAGGGGTTAGATCGTCGTTCTCAGATACCACCTGGATCATATATATTCCAAGATCATGTTGTAAATTCTGAGCAAACAGGGCTAGTATTGTCAAAAACTGATCCTGGTCAATATTACAACTGGCATGTAGATTCTGTGTTCGGAGATTTAGCTATACACAGAGTGCTGACATGTATACTGTATTTAAACGATATGGATGAGGATGCGGGTGGTTGTACAGAATTTTCAAATGGTAGGTCTGTTAGACCAGAGAAGGGTAAAGTTTTAATTTTTCCCGCAACCCCTCAATATTTACATAGAGGTGCCACAGTAAACAAAGGTTCTAAATATGTGATAACAACATTCGCGGTAGAACCTAAACTTGTGGAGCGCTTCGCTGTGCCTTTCAAGCTACCATTTATAGTTAAACCCGACCACTAGTAATAATAGACTTAAAAAATGCATGAATTAAGTACATATGAATAACGACTGTATTGTAGAATATAGAAATGCATTTCCTCATGAGTTATGTGACGAGATTATGAGTAAATGGCAACCTCCTAAATCTAATTTTATGTCAGATCCTTTTTGGAATTCCATACCCGTGTCTATAATTGAAAAAGTTAAGACAAGTCGTGACATAGTTTTCAACCTACAGGATCCATACATTGAGAGATTGAACCTTAGATACCACGAAACGTTACAGAACTCTAAAGATAAATACGCGAAGTTATTACTTGAGAAAAATGAGGATAGGACTTCTTGGTTGGGTGGTAGAAATCTGTTTGAGACTATGATTACCGAATCTGCCCAAACACATATGGTATTGTCAAGAACTGACGCTGGTGAAATGTATAATTGGCATACGGACGCACTACACTACCGACTGCTGACATGTATATTGTATTTAAATGATATGGATGAGGATGCGGGTGGTTGTACAGAATTTTCAAATGGTAGAACTGTTAGACCAGAGAAGGGTAAAGTTTTAATTTTTCCCGCAACCCCTCATTATATACATAGAGGCGCCCCAGTAAATAAAGGTTCTAAATATGTGGTAACAACATTCGCGAGAGAACCTGAACTTGAGGAGCGCAAGCTACCATTTAAGATTAAACCCGACCACTAGTAATAATTCTAGACACTTGACTAATTGTGGGTACAGAAACACCAATCTTCTCTTGCATGACTCTCTTGTTCAGTTCAGGTTTAACACTTGAATGTATGAATCCTGCAGCGATAGTTTTTGCGTGCCTGGACGTGAGTGCGTGGGTGATATTGTGGATAAATTTCAAAAAACAAACCCCAAAATCTTTATCACGAATATCAAGAGTTTCAACCATCGATAGGGTGTGTTTCCAAATATTTTGTTGATAAGGTGTCAGTTTCGAAACTTCGCGGTCACACTTCTCAAAATCGAGGTAGGCAGAGGGTGAGTAGTTCCAAAGACGTCCGCACCAGTGTCCCGGCGTAAAAAAAGAGGCGGTGGCGCGTTTCTTGTCCATGAGAGCCTTGGTGGTGGCGGCACGTTTCTTGTCCATGAGAGCCTTCTTCTCGGCGCGCCTCTTCTCAATCAAGTCATTACGAAATGATTTTTTTGAAGTCGTTTCAAGTTTAGCAACTTTTTTTTTCAGTTTTCTACACTTCTTTTTCAACTTTTGATTCTGCAATACAAGTTCGGTGACACCAGATTTCACCTTGCGAACAGAATCAAGAGTTGGAGTTTTTGTTTTCGTTTTCACCATATTGGATGTTTTGAACTTACTTTTTCAAAATTTACATACGACTTAGGTTTGGTTTAGTTACCGAATGCGACACCTCCCATACCATCCTTGATACGAAGGATGTTATAGTTGACCGCGTACACCCGATGAAGAGCGTTACCACCCGTTGGGTTTACAAGGGTGAGTTTGGCGTTGTCGATACGACTGAAGTTTAGTGTACCTGTGGGCTGCATCTTGCTGAGGTTGATGCAGAATGGCCATGTGTAAGTGGGTAAATCCTCGAGAACATCATCGGGAAGATCTGTGCTGTGCATTTCTGGTACGACTGTGTGGTGGTACATAGCCGAAGTTTCTTCGAATAGAGCTGTACCGTTGATGTAAAGTGAGGCCTTGTCGAAAGTGAACGCCGTGTCCCAATCGGCACCCGCGGTGGTGTTACCAGAGACGAGGTGAAGAGACTTGACGGGGTGGTTGAAATAACTGATATCAATCTCAGTATCCTCCTTGGCAGCAAGTTGGTGTTGGGTTTGGGTGATCAGAATCTCATGCTGAGTATCAGTGAAGTACTTACGCTCATCTGTGTCTAAATACACATAGTTACCCCAAATCTTGGGAGATCCAACGGGTGTGTAACCGTCCCTGCACTTAATCCTTATCTCGACATCATGAAATTGTAATGCCACGAGTGGGAGGCACTTAGTGTAATCTTCACCAAAGAAGAAAGGGATCATAAAGTGATCACCACCATGGTTAGACTTCAGGGTGGCAGTCGAAGCGCACATCGAAGACTTGGCTTGACTGTCACGCATGAGGGGGTTGTGTACACCTTGTATAAAGAGTGAATCAATCTGGCTAACCTTTTGGCCACCAATATAAAGACTGAATTCTGTGGGGTTAGACGCAGTAGAAGAGAAAAGCCCGTCTGGGTTGTCTTGTACGTTAGAAACAAGCGAATCTTCAATCCAGATGTAGCTCACGAGGTCACCCTTAGAGCGGATGGGAATACTAATTTCATTGTTCGCACCAAATGTACCAATGAAATCCATGCGCTCTGGCTTCATAGCGAAGTTGGCATGACGCTTGTAGTTTTGACGGAAAAAGCTGACCTGAGGATCACCCGTGATGAAAACATCCTGGGCACCCACCGAAACGAGTTCGATCAAAGCAGCAGACATTTATTAATAAATGATATTAAAATTTTGGCTCATAGTATACATATGGTAGTATTCCAAGCGTTGACATGGGA